CAGTGTGCCACCATTCTTGAGAGGATGAGCGGTATGTAGGAGTGAAACGCCATCACCACCAGTGTAAGAAGAGTTAAACGCGTTGTTGTACACGTTCGAGCCCTTAACTTCCATGGTATGGAGCATTGAGCGTCCCAAAGCCTTAGAAAGCCGTTTCGCTAGAGNTTCGTAAAGGTTGTCCTCCATAGCTTCTTCGGTAAGCGCGAACCCGAGAGCAATTGTCTCGTGGTGGTAACGCGCTACCCACGCTTCGCCAGTTGAGTCGAAGGTGATTGAACCACCTTCAGGCTTTACTGGAGCCGCGCCGAAGCCGGGAAAGAGTACCTCTTCCTCAAACGCACGAACAGAAGTATCACCGTCGAAGAGTAACTTATACTCGTCTTGATAACGGCTGTACTCCTGGCCGAAAATAGCATTAAGGCCGGGTTCCAATTCCTTGAGGATTTGCGCTCTGTTAATAGCCATTTGTCATAATCCTCTTGCTTAGCCTGTGTTGTTACCAGTGATACCAGTACTCAAGACCTGATGCTCGTTGATTGTGACTTCCACGATTTCATTGCCGCCCCAAGCATTATTAGGCTTGGTGCTAAGCTTATGAACACGGAACTGAGCAGCACCGGTAGTCAAAGACGTAGCGTCAAGCTGTGCCTTAGACTGTTTGGTGTTTGCGTCAGCCGCAGCGTGGGCCAACAGATCAAGGTTCTGACCAACCGCACTGCCAGTTGTGGCTAGCGGAGTAGTGTCATTATCAACCTGTACTTCGTAAACGATGTATGGGTCGTCATAGACAAAAGCGGTCAGTTCCTTAGCAGCAGAGATAGAGCCACTAGCGTAATACTGATCATACACAACCTCTCCACTACTCTTAATCGCACGGAAGCCATTAAATGACCCCAACGGGCGAGTTCCGGTAGTAGAAAGAATGACCTTACCAGAGACTAGACGAACAGCATCACCCTGTCCCACAGAATCGATGCCCGTAGCCATCGTGTATTCCTGTGAGCGGATGAGTCCACCGGTTAGGTGGCGAACGGGACGCAAACCAAATGGTGCATCAGTGTTTGCCATTGTTTAGTCCTCTTGGAATATTACCTCTTTGGTAGAGTTACCGAACTCGACTTCGGAACCCTGTTCACGGACGACGGACGTGTATTTAGACCCTTCGGATCTTACCTGCCCATCTAACTCGTGGTCAACAGATCGTTGTAGGAGTTCGGTCTTCTGTTGGAAGTAGTCATCCCGCTGATTTGCGATATCTTCATCAACTTCCATGAGGATGAGATCGCCAGACTGGATGGTACCATCAAACCGAGAGCCGTTATCGAGTGACAAACTCTCAAACTCCGGGTGACGTTCTGCTAAAACCGGTTCGTAACCTTCACGAGCCCGTTTAAGTACGTTCATAGTATCGTCCTCGCTCCGAACGTTCTTACGCACCCACCTATATTTTACGCCATCTGGGGCGAGAGGGGTGTCTAGAGCGCCTGGAGGACTCCACGTTTTCTTCCGTTCTCGCGTTGAACGGCCTTCATCGTCGCGACTTGGATACGTCATCTGGTTCTCCGTGACGTTAGAGTTCACCGCGTTCTATCAGTAACTTTCGCTTCTGTAGAGCGTATTCTTTCAGAGGAACCCCTAAATTCTGCGCCGTAGTAATTTCTGACGGAGATAGGGTAATTTGCTTCTTGTTGTTGGTCGAACGCGTTGGACCGGCAACCCTCTGTTGAGCTTGTGTTTGGAACTTAACAGGGTACGTTCGTTTCAAACGGCTGTTAAGCTCCCTGTAATAATTGTTAAACGACTTGTCATCTTCGGCGGCGTCGAGCGGGTTGTAACCTTCGTTAACTAGATCCCTGTGAATTTCGAGTGCTTCGCTCGTCATTTCTGGATCTTGCTGAAACCATGTATGGTTCTGTTCAAACCACCTTAGCGACTGTGCGTCCGGTTCCTGTTGCCGTTGTTGCGGGGGTTGCCCTTGAGGTTGTTCCCGTTGCTCTTGGGACTGAGTGGGTTGTGGGCGCGAGACTTTGTATTCCTCTAAACGAAGCCTTTCAGCTTCTACTTGCGCCAAGCCCTTCTGGATGTCCCAAAGAGAATCGGAGTTGCCTTCATTGTGAGCTTCTTGCCATTGCGAACGTAGTCTACTCTCGGTTTCTGTTAATCGCGCTTCGTGTTGGAGAACCGCGTGTTCTTCTGAAGTTTGTACCCGTGTAGCCTCGTTGCTTAACCTAGCTCTTGCTTCCCCCAGTTCGTTGGCCAGTCGAGAGTTTTCTTCTACTAGCCCTTTTCTGTCACTAACTAATCTTCGTATGCGCTTCTGGGCGCGGTTACCAAACTGTTCCTGCGAATCGTCTTCTTCTGATTCTTCAACCTGTTCTTCTACTTTGACCTCTTCTTGCTCCCCCTTCAATTCGGGCGAGGCAAGTTCGGTTACTTCTTCCTTGATCTGAGTAGGCTTCTGTCCTTCTTGCTGAACTTCCGCTTCCAATTCGTCAAGGGTAAACGTTACTGGTTCTACCTCGGCGTCAAGGGCCACATCTGTATTCGCCATATTTTCCTCCATAGGGCGCGAGTCCTACGCTTACGCGTTTCGTCAACTCTAACATAACTGGTATTGGCTTGTCAAGTCGTATTTGCGAATTTTCAGGTTATAGCCTGAATCTCTTGCGAATTTTACAGGCTTTAGACCGCGAATCTGCGAATTTTGTCAGGTTTGTCAACGGTTCCAACAATGTCATCATCGTTGAGCATACGAAAATCTACACCGTCCACGACGAAGCGCATACCAGCATTTTTGCCGATCATTACCCAGTCACCCTCCTTGCACCAAGGAATACCTTCGAACTTGTCGTGCTTGTACGCTCCCGTACCTACCTCTACTACATAGGCTACGAGTGCCGCATACTTATTGACTTCTTTAGTGGTTTCCGCAAGGAAGACGCTGCCAACTTTGTCGGGTCCGCCGTATGGAGCAACGAGGACACGATACCCGGCAGGACTAGGGTAATCCCCAGGAATCTGAATGTTGAATTCCTTGAGGTAATCTTTCTTTCTAGGCATCTTGATCTCCTTCGAACTCAGGCTCCTGCATACGTTTGAGAGCCCCTTCGATTATGTCTAACGTGTAGTCGTATGCTCTGTAGTTACCAACAAGGAATTGGTATGTCGCGTAGTCTTCAACTTGACTGCCTAGAGCCATACGCTCCACGACACCGTGTTGCTCATCCTTGATAGCTTTATTTATCCGAGATAGGAATACCTCGAACATTTGATCTGGTAACGCCATCTTGACCTCCTACGGTCGACGGGGATTCCCCTTCCTATTAGTCTTAGTCTTAGAGCCGGGTTTCTTCTTCCCCACAGGTTTACCTATAGCCCNTNGTAGGGCGCCTANAGGATTTTTACTTCCACCTGGTTTCATGGATTCCTCCATTATATCACNTAAGTGGTTTGCCATTAGACTTATTCCTTCCTCTGAGTTGAATCTTTGCGACCTCTTCACGAGCTTCGCGATCTTCGTCCCTATTCTGATCGTCAACCTCAACCTTGACCTGTTCAATATCTAGTTTGCGCTGGTCGGTCGCGTGCTTCAAATCAATTTCCTTTTCCTGCACCCGAATCTGTTCTTTCTGAAGTTGGATAGCGGGGTCTTCAGCCATTTGCTGGAGTTCTTCCTGTTGTGCCTCTAGACTGTCTTTCTCAAGCAGCTTGCTGGAAGCTTCTTCGGCCTTGAGAGCAATTTGGCTCTGAACTTCTGGCGGAAGTTGCTGGCCCAATGGAGGTAATTGTACTCCCATCACCTGTTGCATGTCAAGTCTGTACTTATGAGCCAAGTGTTCTTGGATNTGCACCATTATGATTTGCTGCAACATTGGATTGCCCTGGTACTGTGGATCTTGCAGGAAATTCATGTGGATTGTCAGGTGGGCTTCATGCTCTTCCCATTCTGCCGTGGCGATTGGCTTGCCGGTCATAGCCNACATATTTTCCGTGATAGGATCTTGCGGCTCCGGTGGCGGCGGGATTTTAACTAGGAATTGCTCTGGATTTTCGTAATCGAGAGCGGTGTACATTTCAGTGTACACTTCGCGCATGTCGTGACCTTGCGGATCACCCATCGCTGTTTGGAGCATCGTCTGCGCTTTTGCGAGGCGGTGGGAGCGGGACGGCATGTTGGGATCGGAAACCGGAATGATATCTACGCGCCCGTCGAAATCGTTCTTGAAGACTTCGTAAGTGTTCTCTACAGCTTCGTAAGGNTAGGCTTGGTCCTGCGGAAGATATTCGAAGTTCACGCCAGCCAGGAGCTTGAGGTCGTGCATCTGCGCGAAGTGAAGGCGCTTATGGATAGCGGTAAATAGCTTACCGCTCGCCTCTAGGAGCGCCATCGTAGTTCCGACCGGCCCATAATTAGTTGAATCGGCTACGACCTGTTCGGTTGCGTCCGCGAACTTCTGCGCCGCCTCAACTACGAACTGTAGGAGGTTCATCAGGGTTGGAGATGGTTCCTTGAATGGGAGAGGGACTAGCGCTTTCGAAATATCCAATCCAGCAGCGTTGACTTCTCGCCATTCTCCCGGCATGATTGGTTCTGCGTCACCTGATACGCGGAGCCCATGAGCCTTAAAGCCCGCAGGAAGGTTAGCAAAAGTACCAGCGTCAGAAAGCTGGCGAAGGCTAGAAGTAGCAGCACGGGCGAGCCCACCAATAAGATGAAGATAGCCGTAACCGTAAAAACCAAGCCCAGGAATAAATTTGTAATGGGTGAATACCACCTTCTTTTGCTTGAGTTGATCATCTTCGCTCCAGTTCCGGTAAATCGAAAGAACCTTGCTAGTCTCCTTATCAACCGTGATAGTGTATGGAAGCGCAAGACCTGATTCATCCCCATAACCAGGGAGATCAAAGTTAAGATGAACCTCATAGAATGTGTGGACACCCTCCACTCCCTGTGGGCGGTCGCGGCCTTCAATCTGTCTAAGTTCGTCTTCAACTTCTGTTTCGAGATCATCGGGAGTTGCATCACCTAAATCGGTTTGTCGATAGAGTCCTGAGTTTATGTACTTGACTACATCGTTGCCTGAGATCTTGATCTTGTGGGCATAGCGCTCTGAGGTTTCGAGATCCGAAGCATAGTAATCGATGATGAAGTCTTCGGCCTTGACGAGAATGGAGCGGGGTCGGTTGAGCGCGGAGTCGAAGTAGGTTTTCTTGAAAGCGGAACCCATCAGACCCACGCGGAAAATGAGACTGTCCATCTCGGGAACGTACTCAGTCATCTCGTGCATGATCTGGTAGTTCATGAAATTCTTGACGCGCCTAGCCTGTGCTTCCTTCTCCGGGGTTTTCTGCCCTACAACTTGCGTCTTGACTGGACCTTTAGGGGGGAGCAACTCATCATATGCTTTAGCGTGGAATTTGACAATCGATTCCATCAAGATCGGATGAGTAACGGTTGACGCGCCCGGAAATGGCTCTTGTAGTACCTCGTGTTTAAGGCCCAAGAGAGTGATGTGTTCAGCGAGAATATCATCCCATTCCTTGCGCGACTCTTCATCTGCCTCAACGTCCGACAGAATTTCGGAGCCAATCTTACCAAGTGTGGTTTCGTCTATGAACTCAGCTAGATTCGAATCGAAAGACTCTTCAGGTTGCTCCTCGGGAATTCCCCCGAAGAACACGTTTGCTCCCCCCTCCTCGGTAGCCTCAATCTCTATGTCGTCGTCGTTTTCGATTGAGATACCGTCGTCAGCAAGATCAAAGGTTAACTCGTCAATAGTCTCTTCTAAGTTCTCGTCCGTGTTCGGATAAATTTGTTTTTCAATAGGCATCAGTAGAAGTTCCGATTCTTACGTTTAGGTCGGTAGTCAGGCTCTTCCCAATCGTCGGGATGACGAACCCAGCGTCCGCCCTTCAGCCAAAGAATTGCTTGAGTGACTGTATCGGTGTAGTCATCATTGGCGGCGTTTGGAAAGTTCGCGCATTCATTCACGACTTCGCCAGCCCAATTCTTATTTCTCGGTATCCAAATTCTACCACTAGATAGAAGTGGAGTGCAAGCATGGGCGCGCGAAACTTTATCTTTGTCGGGCGTGTAGGGGATAATCGGCAGACCAGCTTCGGAAAGATCCTGTATGAGAGACTGTCCTGAAGCCGCCTTTTCTATGATAACTGAATCCGGTTCGTGAAAATTGTACAGTTCCATTGACTTCATGCGGAGTTCGGGATACTCCCAGCGACCGCGCTGACCACCGAGTAGTATCATATTTGGAATGTCCTTCTTGTCGCGGAATATACCCCAAGTTGTAATGGCTGAATAATCGCTCGTGTTTTTGGTACTGAAAGCTGTATCCCACGACTGTAAGATGTAATCGCATGGGGGTGGTCTATCTTCTTTCCACTCCTGCCACCAATCGCGCTTGAGAATTCCGCCCTCCTCGGGAACGGGATTCTGCATATAAAGCGCTGACCACTGGTAGGGCGGCATGTTATCGCGGGCGCTATGGAGTTCGTCTAGGAACCAGCCGCGAAGACCCACGTCGGCTTCAACGTTTTCAGGGAGAACCGGCCAGTACGAGCCGCCCACCTCTATGGGAGGTGCATTCTTTGGCAGGAATCCTTGAGTAATAAGGCGGTCTTGAGCTTCTCGGAGAAGGATCGCGGATTCCTCATCCAAGATCGCGGGGATGTTGACGGTTTCCCATTTATCTGTTCCGGGCTCCTTCTGCATATTAAGTAGGTAGCCTGAGAGATCTTCTTCGTGCCAGCGAGTCTGGATGACCAATACTCTTCCACGAGGCTGTAAACGGGTCCGAAGACCGCCAGGGTACCACCGGATAACATGATCACGAGATGCTTTAGAGTAGGCGTCCTGTTCCGAAAGAGGGTCATCGATGATCGCGAGGTTTGCGCCCTTACCCGCGATACCACCAATGATTGAGGCGGCGTTGAAAATTCCATCTTGACTTGTGTGCCACCTACCGGCAGCGCGGGAGTCGGCTCTGAGTGAGACATTTGGGAACACCATTTGATATTCTTCGGACGAGACTAGATTACGAACTTCGCGGGAGAAGTCTTTGGAGAGATCGGACTGGTAGCAGACGGACATGAGGTGCCATGCCGGATTGATGCCGAGTGCCCATGACGGGAGATAGACCGATCCCATGAACGATTTAGTTGAGCGGGGTGAGAGGAAGACCATGAGGCGCTTAATATCGCCCCGGACCAGGGCCATAAGTTTGTCGGCCATGAGGCGGTGGTGGGGAGCAACGATGAAGTTGGGATTCATCAGGCAGCAGTAAGCTAGAAGGTCTTCGCGCGCGGCTAATAGGGCGCGGCGAGTTATCTCCGCGAGTTCGTCGCCGTAAGATTTATTTTCCAGGCCGGTTGCGTATGGCAGTTCGGACATGTTACACTCTGTCTTGGGGAAGGCCACCCTTACAGGTGGANGGAATGGCCTCGTAGCTCTGAAAGGGTTGCGGGGCCGTTTTCGTTTAAGGCGTTTTTTTCCATGNAATGTTAGCGGTCACATCGTCTTCGCGGGGTGTTACGTAGGTGCTGCCCGCCCATTCGATTAGGCGCTCGGAGGGGAGAGCTTCGAAGGCGGCTTGGCCGTGAGCAGCGATCCATTCTTCGGCGGGAAGTTGGTAGAGGGGTTCGATTGACGGATTCATTGACATTTTGATCTCCTACTCGGATTCGTCGGGATGGTGGGGGTCGAATTTTTTCTCGAATGAAACGCCGACCTTTCTGTCGGGATTGAAGGGGAGGTCGGACGGGTCGGACTCGACGGCGGGGAGAGGCATTGGATTGTAGCCGTTGCCGCCCAGCATTTTGAGGCGCGCGATTGAGGTATTGCGCCCATCGCCCACTGTGGGAATGAAAGGGTTGCGCTGGGATAGATTCATGTCGATTGTTTGGTTGAACATGCAGAGGTATTTACCCAGGAGTTCGGTAGCGCGAATAGCTTCTCCGAGGCGTCCTTCCGCGAAGGCTTCATCGCGGGCGCGGCGTAGGTTGTAGATGACTTCGTTTATAGTTACTTCGTTGCGCTTTCCGGCTTCGACGCGAAGTTGCGCGAGGCGCTTCTTCATGTAGGGAAGTTTGAGTGAGCGGTAGGCATTGTTCTTCGCTGAGTCTTTCTTGCAGGTAGGGTAGGCGGCGCGGTAGGCGTTGGTGGGCGAGAGGCCTTGAATGATGCCGTTGAGGTATTTTTCCTGGGGCGGGCTTACGCGCCGTTCGCTGCGATGGACAGCTTTCTTTTTCTCGTTGGTACGAGCCGCGCCGTCAGTTGTGCCTTTTAGGTCGGGGTTTGACATGTTGTGCTTTCTTGCGGTTAAGGGGATGGGTTTATTGTAGATGATTGCGGTTCGTCTTGTCAAGTCGGTGGGTGAAATTTTTTAGTATAATTTTTAGGCACGCATGCGTGTTTTGATCTCCTACTAGGGCGTCCTCAGAGATGGGGGCGTCCTTTTTTGTTTGAAATCAATAAGTTGAAAATTTTGGAAATATTCTGGCAGATGGGACTAAGCTGAGCCCCCCCACCCCCCTTTTTTTCCGGGTACCCCCCACCCCTACCCCCTTCNCCATTATATATAGCTGTCGTCCCTGTATATATCCGTGACTAATCGCGCCCGTGGTCTGCCTCGTGACCGGGCCATCGCCGCCTATCGGGGGCTGTGACATTTTTGCAACACTATAAATTAAATGATCGAAGGGCTTTAAAGCTCTTGAAGTCCGGGCCTCTTGCCCCCATATTTAGGCTATCGCAATCGATGATAGGATCGAGACATTGAAAAACCATGACGAAGCTACCAAGCTCATGACCCGTCTAGCCTACGGCACGAATATCTTATCCACTAGCACCGGCGTCAGCCTACTGGCCGCGCCCAACTTCGACGGTTACGCCGTAACCGGAACGCCGGGTAGCGTTTCGATTTTCCCAGCCCATGAAATCGGCCAAGCCCTCAACGCCTTTATCAAAGCCGCCAATGACGCCGGGGGCAAGGTGTTAATCAACCAGTACGGTATCAAAGCCGCACTAAGCGGCGAACGCGTCCCAGACAGCCGCTAGGTAGCGGGCAAGGCATTGGCTTAAAAGCCGGTGTCTTGCAACCTACCTAGAACCCTAGCAAAGGAAAAGCCCATGCCTACCCAAGATGACACACTAGCCGATATCCCCGAACACTTGAAGCGGAAGCCCGACGCGCCCAAGCCCGCGCAACCCGTCAAGCCCGCCCCCGTCGGCCCGATAGGCAAGCCAAACCATGGCGTGGCTAACCGGGAGCAATGGCTGGGCGACGCAGTCAACGCCTTGCGTCCCATGTTCGTTAAGACCGGCCAGTCGGTTCCCGACAAAGCCCGCGTTTCATGCTCATGGCCCTCAAGCAAGGGTCTTCCGGGCAAAAAGCAAGCCATAGGCGAATGCTGGCAACCCGAAAGCTCCGGCGACGGCCACGTCGAAATTTTTATCTCGCCCATCCTTGGCGATCCGGTCAAAGCCCTAGACGTTCTAGCCCACGAGCTATGCCACGCGGCATGCCCCGGCGATGGGCACAAAGGGAAATTCCCAAAAACCGCAAGGGCAATCGGCCTGATCGGCAAGATGACCGCAACAACCGCCGGTCCCGAGCTAACCGAGCGCCTGCAACGCATTGCCGATAATATCGGACCGTATCCACATGCCGCGATAACCGTGGCCGTCAAAGAGGGCGGACGCAAAAAGCAAAAGACCAACCTGCTAAAAGTTTACTGCGATGACTGTGGTTACACAATGCGGATAACCCGCTCGTGGATAGCGGAAGCCGTACCCGCTTGCCCGTGCGGTTGTGTCCCAATCATGACCGTCGACGAATAGACTAGTGCTTATGATAGAGGCGCAAGCTTTAAAGCGCCTCTATTGTTGGCCCTAGCAGTACCCGAAAGGAACATACTATGTGTGCAAGCCCCGGCTGTAATTCTCCGAGTGTTGGCCGCTCGAAATACTGCGCCGAACATCGCGCGGAAGCGCGCGCATGCCGGTGCTATGGCCGATGAAATCACTCGCGCCGAAATCAAAGGCGTTACCGTCTACGCTAGCGGACGCCTAGACTAAGCACAACCTATGGGGGCGGGCATTTATTTAGTTCGCCCCCACTTTTCCCCTTGAAATATTCCGTTTAGTCATTAAGTCTAGTGTAAGCAACAAAGGAA